TGGCTCTTTTGGCTCAAAAATAGGTGGCACTTTTGGTTCAGCTGCTGGTTATGTAGAAACATTTACATCTAAAATTGCTAACATATCTAATGTTTTGGGTAATTCTATATCCAGAGTGACCCCTGTCTTATCTATGATGTCACAAGGGATCGGCTCGGTCATGAGTGTAGCTTTAGCAGCTATCGGCCCCGCTGCAATCCTTGGTCTTGTAGTAGCTGGATTGGGAATCATTAACAATCGATTCGGTGCCCAAATAGACCAGTTATTAAATACAGTAACGACTAAAGGACCTCAAATCATTCAAAATCTTGTGTCAGGCATAACGAGTCAAATTCCTGCTTTGATTGCATCAGGCGCTGATTTGATTGCTAAATTTGCCAGCGCTTTTGCAACTATGTTCCCTGTCTTGGTACAGGCTGGTGTTGATTTGATTGGTAGTTTGGTTCAAGGAGTGGGTCAGAACGCTACATCTCTAATCAGTTCAGCAGTGACTGTGATTGGAACGTTCGTGCAGTCTATTGCTAGTGCGCTTCCACAGTTGCTTGGTATGGGTGTTGAATTACTAGCAAATCTAGTGCAAGGTGTCCTTAACAATCTTCCGCAAATTTTGCAATCGGCTCAACAGGCCGTTACGACCTTCTTGACTGGTCTTGGCCAGCAAATGCCAAGTATTATTCAGAACGGCATTCAAATCCTACAGAATCTTGTTAATGGTATCATCCAATCATTACCAACGATTCTAAGTATCGCTGTTCAAGTTATCGCATCCTTTATTCAGGGGATTGTATCTAACTTGCCTGCGATTATTAGTGGCGGTATACAGCTGATTGTATCGCTAGTTCAAGGAATCATAAATAATCTTCCACAGATTGCTCAATCTGCTGCCCAAATCATCGGCACATTAGTCACAGGGTTAGCAAGTTCAATTCCTCAACTCATCCGTGGTGGCATTGAGCTAGTTGCAAAACTAGTGATTGGTTTAGTAGCTGGTTTGCCGAAAATTCTTGAAGCTGGTGCTAAAATTATCTTTGAATTAGGTAAGGCGATGTTAACAGCTGTTCCTGAAGCAATCAGTGGAGTTGTTTCGGCAGTAGGAGATTTCTTCGGTGGTATGTGGGATTTTGTCACTGGAAAAACAACCGAAGGAAGCGAAGTTGTTAAGGCTAAGACGACAGAAATGTCGGATCATGTTTCTGCTAAAACGACAGAAATGTCGACGAATGCAACCTTGCAAGCACAGACTATGCAAACAAATGTCGGTCTTTCTATGGATGCAATGAACCTTGATACTCAAACCAAGGTAAATGCTATGAGTACAAATGTCGACACAAGCATGCAAGGACTTGCAGCAGCTGCCGGTACCAACATGCAAACATTGAGTAGTAATGTATCCACAAACATGCAACAAGCTCAAACGACTGCAACGACAGAATCAGCTACAATGAATGCGAATGTGTCAAGTAATTTGAGCGGGTTAAATACAAGTGCTAGTTCATATTTACAGGCACTTCAAACAGATTCAAATACTGCGTTCCAGACTGTTCAAAGTAACGCAAGTGCCATTTCTAGCAGTACAGCAGCTGCTGTCTCGGGTAACTACAGTACCATGAGTGGAAATGCGACAGGTTCAGCAAATAGCATGCAGGGATCTACTACCTCGGCATTTTCTACTATGCAGTCTAATGCCGAAAGTAGTTCTCAAGCAGTTGCGAATGCTGTCACGAACAACTTCAAGAATGCTGAAACCGCTGCGACAAATGCCATGAATGGCGTTTCTAAGGCTGTTACAGACGGCATGAATAAAGTTGACCAAGCTACAACTTCGGGTGGGAACAAGATGACTCAGACATTCGATAGTGCTCTGAATAAGGTCAAGAGTTATGTCCAACAGGGCATGTCTGCCGTCTCATCCGCTTTTAATAGCGGCATGAATCAAGCTGTCAGCGTTTCATCTTCTGCAAATAGTCAGATTGTGGCTGTTTTCAATACGCTGGCTAGTCATTTGCACTCTGTAGGCGTTCATGCTGGCTCAGGTCTTTACAATGGATTAGCAAGCATGGCAGGCAGTCTATACTCGCTCGCATCTTCAATTGCTTCTAACATCGCAAGCGTGATGCGTTCCGCTCTAGATATCCATTCACCTTCTCGAGTGATGAAATCTATTGGTGGATTCACAGGCGAGGGAATGTATATCGGTATGTCTGATTGGGTACGCAGAATCAATGGTGTTGCGAAACAGTATGCGATAGCGATTACAGACCAAAGTTATGGCGTTGATAGCTTGATCACAACTTCGGCCAGTGTGAATAATACCGGTCTGAAATCAAGCTTGGAAAATCTAAGTGATGATGTGAAGAATTCTCAATTATCAAATGCTACATTTGAAATCCATAACGAAATTGTGGGCGACAAGATTTACACGTCTGTTAAAGAGCGAGAAGCTCGTGATCGTATCAAAGACGATTACTTTGTTTATGAATAGGAAGGCTATGAAATGGATTTACTGATTACACATGCTAACGCTGAGATTAAATTATCTCAGCTCGGCATTTATAACATTAAAATTGTTGATAGTACGCCTTCTATTGAGGTAGACAGGCGGACGGTTAAGGGGCGCAGCGGATATATCCATGACGGGATCACCTTGCGCCAAAAAAAAATTAAAGTTTCTGGAAGGTTGGCAGTTGCCAGCCTTTCTGCATTTATGGAAAAACAAGATGAGATCGCAGGTTGGCTGTATGAGGATGAGCCTTATTTCATCACTAAAATGCACCCAGTACAAGATGACTTGTATGGATTTGAGCTTCCTGGAGCTAAAACAGGGGATTTAAACCTTTTAGATATTCCTCACACTGCTTGGAAGTATCGATATAAGGTGCATATCAGTAATGAAATTGACTATGACTTTATCGGGAAATCCGCGACAGGATTGAAATATAACATTTCTTTTGAGTTGGTGACTGCTGAGATGCCATTTGGCGAAACTGTACCTCGAGACATTGTTTTGGCTGGAGGAATTATTCCATATAAGGGCACAGCCACTCTCAGCCAGCTAGAAGTGCCTTATGTAGTCGAATTGACTGCAAGCACTAGCCAAACAAACTTCTTTTTGGAAATTGATGGCAGACGTTGGGTCTATAATCATACTTCAACACCGATTAAAGAAGGCGATAAATTGCGCTTGTCCGGTGTCGAAAATGTAATTTACAAAGGCATGGCATTGCCAGATTTGAACATTAACATTCGAACAAATTATGAATATTTTGTCATTCGACCAAATCCGCAGAAGCAAGTTCGTTATTCCACTGATTTTAGAGGGACGATCAAAATTCTAGGTTTTAAAGAGCTATATAAGTAAGAAGGAGAAAGATTGATTACATTTGTCGATGAAAAAGGCACAGAGCATAGCGCTCTAGTTGCTTACTCTGTAACTAATGCGGTCAATGGTGAATTGTCTGTGAAGGGCACAATCTATACCAACGATAAAATCTTGCACGGTATAGGTCGAGGCTGGCGTTTTCGTTTAGATGATGAGTATTATCGTATTACTTACGCAAAACCTAACGACACAGGGAGACAGATTGAGGTCGAATTTGATGCAGTTCATCAATTCTTCTACGACATGTCAAAATCTATGGTTTACACTATTTTGAATGGCTCAAAACCATTTGAAACTTACCTACAAGCGATCTTTTCAGGTAGTGGCTATACTTACAATTTGGAAACAACAGTCGGGTCTATTCGAAAAGAAAATTTTGGGAATAAGTCTCGACTGTCACTTTTCAACGACATTATCAAGGCCGCTGGTCTTGAATTTTCTGTCCGTGGACATGTCATTCGAATCTTAAAACGAGTCGGAACAGACCTGTCTACAATCGTTCGTAAAGATTTTAATATGAACGAGCTGAAAATAGAAAAAGATATCAATAGCTTTGTAACCTACCAACGTGGCCTCGGTGCTTGGAAAGACGATGAGGATCATTCGAAAGGTCGTTATGAAACATCATACGAGAGCCCACTATCTGCTATTTATGGACGAATTGAGGCAGACCCTGTTGTAGATGAGCGCTACAAAGATACAGGGAAGTTGTTAGAAAGGCTGAAAGAAAATGTAGATAAGTCGTACAAGGTTTCTGTCGAAATCGATATGGAAGACTTATCACAAGCTGGCTATCGAATCAGTCGTCCAAATCCGGGCGATTACATTATGGCCATTAATGAAACCTTGGGATTTCGTCAAAAAGTCCGCATCGTGTCGTTTACCAGCGAATATGATGTAGGTGGCAATCTAATTAGTCGAAAGGTTGTCTGCAACGATATTGGAACGGTCCAGCGGGTAACAAGTGAAATTAGTCATTTATCACGTACGCTAACTGATTCAATCGAAGGAAGCGAACGCGCTTTAAAAACGGCAACAAAAGCTTTAGTGTCAGCAGATGGAAAAAACACAAACTACTTTGGAGATGTAAAGCCCTTAGATGTGCCAAAAGGGACATTGAGAAAAGGCGATCGTTTATTTTTGACAGTCGGAGAGAAAAAACAACTGTACTTTTGGAATGGTGCAGAATGGGAGCTTGAACCAACAGAATTCGACCACGAGAAATTCGATATGGAGTTCAATCGAAATTCTCAAGAAATTAAAAAAACTATCCAAGAAAATAGGCAAAAGGCTATAGAAGCCTTACAAAACGCTGGCGCAAGTATCTTGCTTGCTCAGGAAGCCAAGCGCATTGGGTTGGATTCGATTGCTAAACTTGAAGCAT